TGCACCTGTTAGTTAAGTCTGGCAGAGTACCAAAACTACCTGATGACATAGTTGGTATCTCAATAGTCACAGGTCTTCAGGGATTAGGTAGAGGACAAGATAAAGAGAAGCTACTTGAATTTATTACAGTGATGGCAGAAGCTTTAGGGGCTGATGTGATGAGACAATACGTTAATCTTGACGAAGCTATTAAGCGTTTAGCTACCAGTATTGGCATTGAAACTGAAAATTTGGTAAAATCAGGGGAACAAATCGCTGCTGAACAACAGCAAGCACAACAACAAGAACTTGTTAGAAGTCTTGGTAGTGCTGCTGTAGGTTCTCCGTTACTTGACCCCAAGAAACAAGCTGAAGCAGGATTGATTAACCAAGAGGTAACTGCAAATGCCAACCAAGAAGGCTAAATCTGGTAAACCCAGAGATGAAAATGGGAGATACACTGCTCCTGCTAAAGCTGTAGTCAGCAGAGTAGGAATTAACGAAGAAAATCCTGTACCTGAAAAGTCAGGAGATGTCACTACTAGACATGGCAGTACAATTCACTATAGTTAAAAGAAAAAACCACTATGACTTCATCACAAGTACAAGCTAACGAAACACCTCCAATGTCTGCTCAAGACATGGAAGGATTAAGAGATGACCAAGGTCTTATTGCAGGTAAATTTAAAACTGTAGAAGATATGGTATCAAGCTATAAAGAACTAGAAGGTAAGTTAGGAGCAGTAGAAGAAACTCAGGTTGAACAACCAACTGACGAAGCCCCTGATACTGAATGGAACCCATCTGAAATTTATGGAGATGGTCTTGCTTCAGTATTAGAAGAAGTTGGTATAGATACTCAAGAGATAACAAAAGTTTTTGAAGATACAGGAAATATAAGAGAAGATGACTACACAAAACTATCCGAAGCAGGATTCTCTAAACAAATTATTGATACTTATTTAGATGGTTTAAGAGGTGGTGTTGGAGTTGCAGACGAGATACAACAATCTCAACTAGAAGATATACAATCTGTTGTAGGTGGAGAAGAAGGTTATACAAACCTTAGAGATTGGACACAAAAGAATGTACCTGATGAAACACTAGCAGCCTTTGATAAGATATTAGATACTCAAGACCCGACTATGATTAAGATTGCAGTTCAAGGTTTTGCTGCACAGATGAGGGCTGCTGAAGGTTATGAACCTACACTTATAAATGGTAGAAGCCCACAGGCAGTAACCCCATTTAAAACACAGGCAGAACTTACAAATGCTATGGCAGACCCTAGATACAATAAAGATGAAGCATATACTTTATCTGTAATTAATAAATTAAAAGACTCTAACGTAGTAGGTTAATGGCAAAGAAAGGACTCTACTACAACATCAACAAACGAAAAAAGTCTGGTACTAGCAGATCAAAGAAGAATAGTACTATAAGTGATAAGGCATATAAAAATATGAAAGCAGGTTTTCCTAAAAAGAAAAAGAAAACAGATCAGTTAAAAATGAGCAAATAGCTCAAGTTAATGATATATTTTAATTAAGCTACTATTTGCTGTAGTTCATGGCTCCACGCAGAAGAACTTTATCTCTTAGAAAATCTGACAAAAATCCGACAGGAGGATTATCAGAAAGTGGGAGAAGAAGAATAAACTCTGCTACAGGTTCCAAGTTGCAACGACCTGTCACTAAAACAAGTGGACTTTCAAAACGTGAAAAAGGTAGAAAGAAATCTTTTTGTGCAAGAATGAAAGGTGTCAAAGGTGCTATGAAAAAACCAAATGGTAAGCCTACTAGAAAAGCTCTTGCTCTCCGCAAGTGGCGGTGCTAGTCTCTGAACTTACATCTAAATATCAAAGTGCCTGATACGTCAGATAACGCTGTTGAGAAAAGATAGTAAAGAACAGAAAACGAATCAACAAACTTAATTAAAACAGACAGATGGCTAACGCAACTGTATCTCGTCTGGGCTTAGTTAACGCAACTGGTACGTCTTTTGACGCTTTATTTCTCAAAGTATTTTCTGGCGAGGTGCTAACAGCCTTTGCTCAAAACAATATTTTTGACGATAAATTACACACAGTTCGTACTATAGCTTCAGGCAAATCGGCCAGTTTTCCAGTTTTAGGTACGGCTACTGCTGCCTATCACGTTGTGGGAGAACCACTGGTCGGGGCGAACCAAATCAAGGCGAATGAAAAATTAATTTCGATTGATGACATGTTAATCGCCCAAGCTGTAGTGGCACGGATAGATGAATTGAAAAACCACTATGATGTGAGATCAATTTATACAGCCGAGCTTGGAAAGGCTTTAGCAAAAACATACGATCAAAACGTATCGAAGGTTATTGCAAATGCTTCAAGAGCTTCTACTACATTGTCAGGTGGTAATGGTGGACTTGTTCTAACACTACCTACTGGTAACACTGCTTCGGCAAACGTCACAGGAGATGAACTAGTTGCAGCTATATATGATATAGCTCAAGAGTTTGACTCTAGAGACATTCCTCCTACAGATAGATTCTGTGTGTTACCTCCTGCTGAATACTATAAAATTCCTGAGTCAGCGACTAGGATTTTAGATACTGACTTTAACCCACAGGGTAATGGTTCAGTAGCAGCAGGTCGTGTAACAATGATTGCAGGTATTCCTGTAATGATGAGCAACAACGTACCACAAACTAACGTAAGCTCTAACCCTTCAGGTGCTAATAACACTTATTCGGGAGATGATAGCAAGACGCTAGGTTTGGTATTCCATAAATCCGCAGTCGGAACTGTAAAACTACAGGACATGACAACTGAAATCTCAGGTGCGGACTATGGTATTATGTATCAATCAACGCTGATGTTAGCGAAGTACGCACTTGGTCATGGAATCCTAAGACCAGAGTGTGCAGCAACAATCAAATTGTCTGCTTCATAATCTACCTAAATTCATAAAATGGGGTATTCTATTATTAGATACCCTTTTTTTTTATGTCACCGATGGGCAAGGGAACCTATGGAAATAAAGTAGGAAGACCTAAATCTAAGAAGAAGACAGATAGCAAAAAAAAGTCTGCTCTTAAAAACAAACTCATGGCATTAAAGATGTCAAAAAAAAAGTAAAGAACAATGGCTGTAGCTGCAAGCACTGAACTTGAATGTGTAAATATTATGCTCGCTGCGATAGGCGAAGCACCAATAAATAAATTAACAGGCTTGCTTCCTGTTGATGCTAGAACTGCTCAATCAACTTTGCTTGAAGTTAACAGGTCAGTTCAATCTGAAGGTTGGTCATTTAATATGGAATTTAATGTTGTATTAACTAGAGATTCTATTACTCAACAAATAACTATTTCAAACAATGTTTTAAAAATAGATACTAATGTATATGACCACCCGACTACAGATATAATTCAAAGAGGTTTAAAATTATACGACAGAAAAAATAATACTTTTTTACTAGATGGAGATGTAACTTGTCATGTTACTTACTTCAGAGATTTTGTAGAGTTGCCTGAACCTGCTAGATATTATATGACGATAAAAGCTGCAAGGCTTTTTGTTGATAGGTTAATTGGAGATGATGGTCTTAGAACATATACAGCACAAGATGAAGCTAGGGCTAGGGCAATATTAATGGAAACAGATTTATCAAACGCAGATCATAATGTTCTGACAGGAGACCCTAATCTAAATAATCCAATTAATACATTTACTCCTGCTGATGTTCTTAATAGGTAATTATGGGAATTGTATCAAGAGCCATACCAACTTTATTGAGAGGAGTTTCTCAAGCTTCAGACTCATCTAAACAAGCTGACCACGCAGATATACAAGACAATGCAGATAGTAACCCTGTTGTTGGTCTTATAAAAAGATCAGGCATACAACACGTTACAAATTTAAGCACTGCAACTTTAGGCAATGTTCATATTCAGACCATTAACAGAGATGCTACAGAACAATATGTAGCCATATTTAGCAATGGTAATGTCAAAGTATATGAGCTAGATGGCACAGAGAAAACTGTTGAGAAACCTGACGGAACTACTTATTTAAACACAACAAATCCAAGAGAAGAAATTAAGACAGTAACTATTGCTGACTTCACTTTTGTTGTTAATACTAGTTCTATAACTGCTATGGACACTACGTTGTCAGGTGGTACAGGAACTAAAGCAATTATATTTATTGAACAGGTTTCAAACAACACAATCTATACTGTCACAGTAGATGGGGTAACTGTCACAGACAATACTTCAAGTGACTCAACCCTTAGTACTTCAGGAGTAGCTAACGATATAGCTAATGGACTTGCAAGTGGATTGACAGGATTTGATATAACTAGAAATGGAAGTGTTATATATGTCAGAAAAACAGATGGTAGTAATTTTGCTATAGATGGTAGTGATACTCAAGGTAATACACAGTTATCTATTGTTAAAGACTCAGTTCAGAGATTTACAGATTTACCTACTGTTTCTCCTAATGGTTATATCGTAGAAGTAAAAGGAGATGACCAGACTAATTTTGA